TCATCACTAGCCGACCACGTTAATTTCGCAGTCGTGCCAGTATCCTCAAACAGCGACACATCTCCGTTGTTGGCAATATTCATTCTGGCAAGGCTACCGCCAGTATCAAAGCGCAAAGAGCCTGACGCATCAGAAGCTCTAATGTAATTCGCAGAAGGTCTAGTAAAGGTCTGAACAACGCCTTGGCTATCAATAGACCAGTTACCTAGCGTTCCTGTAACAGTCAAACCATCGCTGACCACAGTACCGGTCACGTCGATACCTGTGGCGGTGGTGGCTAGTTTGGCGGCGTTGTTGTTGTAAAGAGTTACAGCACCGTCAGCCTCGGCTTTTATCATTTCTTCATTCGTAGCCGTTTGAATACGCAATGAGTCAGAAGCTCTTACATATAAGCTACCTGCTCCAGTATCGGTTATGAAGCTGTTGTTACCATTATGATAAATCTGTAGGTCTGAGCCAGCGCCGAAGATAGCTTTACCATTATCGTCAAACGTAGCGTTACCAGTAACGTCGATGCCTGTAGAGGTTGTGGCTAGTTTGGCGGCATTGTCGTAGTAAATATTAAATGCACCACCATCAGTTGCGTTTGCGTAAAGTTTTGTATCGTCAGCGTTTTTAAACTCAAGGTTGGTAGCTGAAATTCTTAATGGCCCTGTCCCTTGGTCGGTAATAACACTTCTAGAGCCATTGTGGTAAATCTGTAGGTCAGAGCCAGCACCGAAGATAGCCTTGTCGTTGTCACCAAAGGTCATGTCTCCAGAAGTAACAAACGATGTGCCGGTAATGGTTGTGCCGGTAATTGCCGCTGCTGTTGAGCCGCCAATGACAGCCCCGTCGATAGTTCCTGAATTGATATCGATGCCTGTGACTGCTGTAGTGCCGTCTAACAGGTTATCGATGCTATCTAGGTTGGTATTGAGTTTAGTTCCCCAAGTGTCTTCTGAGGCTCCTACTTCTGGCTTAACCAGGCTGTACGTAGTCGTTGTAGTGTCAGCCATTTAAGCGGCCTCCCATGTCTCGTCGGTGATGGTTTGATCAGTCCAATTTGCGTCACTAGCTGTTTGATCAGCCCATGTCGCGCCTATTAATGTAACGTCGGACCAGTTAGCGTCATTGCCTGCCTGGTCAGTCCAAGTCTCTGCATCAATTGGTTGATCAATCCAGAGGATAAGTGCTGCGGTTGGAGTTACTGTCGCCACGCTTGTGATTGACAGTGATCCGCGTACTGTATTTAAGCCACTGACAGCGATTATACCACTTGCGGCCACATTTGAGCTTGTTGAATATGTTCTAACGCCAGACGCTGTCTGCGTCGATGTGCCGGCAATAACAGATGTGCCGCTAAATGTTCTCGCGCCAGCCGATGAGGTAGCGCTAGAGGCACTTATAGCGCTCTGTACGTTGCGTGTAACCTCAACCCCACTGGACGTAGCCGAAGTAGCAGAAATCGCCGTACTGGTCTCTCTAACCCTCTGAGAGGCGGTTGTGACAGTCGCAGAGGCGGATACCGCAGATGCGCCTTGCTTTATTCGCTGACCGGATGAAGTGCTTGCAGATGTGGCGCTAATTGCAGAGGATGACTCTCGAACCCTTAGCCCTGCCGAAGCTGTTGCAGATGTAGCGGAGATTGCAGAGCCACTAATCCGTACTCGCAAGCCTGATGGGCTAGTTGCCGATGTGGACGCAATAGTAGATGCGCCTCTACGAACACGTAGCCCCGATGGAGACACGGTTGCCGATGCTGCGATAGTAAGGTCGCCAAACCTAACGCGAACACAGCTAACGGCCACTGAGGATGTTGCTGGACCTAGACTAGCACCTTCCTCAAGGTCAGCCGTGGAATACGCGGCATAGCCGTATCTCCACTGACCGTAGTTCATTAGTCTAAGGTAATGTCTAAGTCACCAGCAGGCACACGGAACACGTCCCCGGTCTCTACAGCTTTAGACGCAGATAGCGTTCCATAAGCCATAAGGTTGCCACTAGAGGCTGCATCAAAGACGCCTACGTGTGTGATCGTACCCCAGTTGTTGCCTGCTGTCGGATACTCGATTGCAGCGCTGTTAGTGGCTTCATTGCCTGACACGTTAAACGCTACAGTCTGGCGTGCGTAGCTAGTACCAGTACATTCAGTGCCACCGCCGGTATCGCTAGGTGCGGCTGTGAACAGCGCAAGGTAATGAGTACCTGGGGCAGTGTAAGCATTGCCGCCAAATACATGGTCAAGGATTTCTGTTTCTAGGAAATTAGTAAAGCTCATGCAAGCCCCCTGTTACGCATAACAAGGCCGCTACCTGAATGTGTTGCCTCGTCCGATGATTGATTAAGACGCTGTAATGATGCGCCAAATAGTTGCGCCCATACAGCCGTGCGCTGGTCTTCCGATAGATATGGTGCGGAATGAATTAATGCGCCATACAAGTACGCATCTGGTGCTTCAGTTAACAGCCAGTTGGTTGTAACAGAGTCAGATAAGGCAGGTACACGCTGATAGTACAATAGCTCTACGCCATAGCTCCCGTCGGGGCTTGGGAAGAACTCAAACTGATTCTCAGAGTGCCTGTAATACCGTGGGATACCTGTAGTGTCGAGGTGATTAGCTCGCTTATCGACCATTGCCTGCGCGCTTAGTAAGTCTAAGGGGCGTGTATTTGAGGTCGTAATATTGATGCGAATAGTCTCTAACCAGTCGCCGGGCTTAGTCATAAACTGACTATCGATGGTTCCTGTGGCGCGGTTCTCCATCTTGTAGTGACGTAGATCGCGCGCGAACTGAGCCTCTGCCAGTGAGATAAACGTCGGTATAACAGACGTAAGATCATCCCGGTTAAGGAAGTCAGCAATAGAGCTTTTCAGCTCCGCATAGTTAGTCAGTGCCATTACTTACGCTTCCTGCCAGGCTTCTTGGCTGTCTTAGCGGCTTTCTTAAAGTCCTTTGCGCTTGGCGCACCTTTCTCTCCAGCCTTACGCATGGTCTCACCGCTACCGGCTTTGATGCGCTTACGCTTGGCTTGAATGTTGGCGTATAGCCCTCGCTTACTTGGCATATTACTTCCCTCGCTTCTTGCCTTTCTTTTTCTTACCGTAACCGTAGGCCATTACTTGCTCCTTGATTTAGTCCCAGAACACTTCCACCGCTTACGAGACAAGCGTAAAGGTGAGTTAGGATTGGCAGCCGCTTTCGGGTGCTTCTTCATCTGACCAGCGGATCGCGCACAATAGGCGTCTCCCTTGCTAGTTCCTGGCCGTACTCGCGACTTACCATCCTTGGCTTTACCGGCCTGCCCATACGATACTTTTTTACCGGAAGCCGTAACCTTAACTTTTGCCTTACCTTTGCGTGGTGTAGCCATATTATACCACTGCCTTTATACTTACAGGTATGAACATTGAAAGCCTATCCCAAAACGCATTAGATTGGATCGAAGCCATTAAAATCAGCCCGACTGATTGGGCCGACGGCATGCTTGAAACAATGCTAGACCATGATTGCGTCTCTGAAGAAGAAAAGTTATTCATATTACGGCGCTATAAGTCCCTTCTTAATTAACTCGTCTAAAGTTGCCTGATCAAACGCTCCTATTAATCCGGCTTGCATGGCTTTTCCGACTGGCGCTGGTAAGGCATCAGCTTGCAAATTATGCCCACGAGAAACCATTTCTGGGACAAACGGCTTGTTGTTGGCTCCCCTGATCAAAGGATTTAAGTCGGACAGTAAGCCTGCACCTTCTCCAAACTCACCTAAATAGGTGCCCATCAAGTCAGTGTTATATGAGGGATGCATTCCTGGCTGCGCAGGCTTAGTTAAGTCTAATATTCCAGCTTGCCGAAGGTTACCGACACGCGGATTGATCTGCGCTGGATCGACAATAGCGGCACGCGCTTGCGAAAGATTAATACCGGCGACATCACGATACTCATCGATTGCTTTTGTTATAGCCTTTCTGTTACCGCCAGCGCTTGCTAGCCACTCATCCGTTTTTGGGCTATCAATTCCAGGCCAATCAGGTTGAGGCTTAAACTCTCCTGTTTTTGTTCCTGCGCCTTCTCTTATACGTTTGTCTAATGCCTTTTTGTCGGCTTTCTTCATGTTTTGACGAGCAATAGGAACCATAATGTCAGAAGTCATAGTGGCAAAGTCAGTGCTAGCTCCGCCCATCTGATATGGAATATATAAAGGCGATCTGCTTACGCCCGGCAGCGCATTGGCAGCTCGTGCAGCATTTGTTAGCCCTGTAACAGCGCCTGCGTCTGAAGCCCAAAGGATGCCCTGGTCTACATTTTGCGGTTGCCGCATGTAATCTTGGCCGCCAAACCGTACCATGTCTACCGGCTGATCATTAACCGAAACAACCCGAGAAAGATCTCCGCGACTGGTGTCAGCCATGCCCGAAACAAAACCACGGCCTTCAAGGTCTTCTGCACTAAGTAATCGACTAGGCGCAAGCTCCACACCTGGCTCTACATCTAGCCTCATTGTATTTACTGACTCAGGGTCGCCTACACGCTGTAACAGCCCCGTATCACGCGTAACTACAGGGGCGTCCTCGGCAATGCCAAGAGCGCTTTTGTAGGCACCTCGACCAAACGGGATCATGCCGGCCAATATACCGCCAGCGCCTAGCGCCATACCTAGCGTGTCGTCGTTTTTGTAAGCATCAAATGTTTCAGAAACACCCTTAGCCGCACCAATAAAGGGTAAGAAGTCCATACCCACTGATATGTACTCAGCACGGTCTCTGTCCTCTTCTGAGCCACCCATTTGCTCAGCAAGGTAATCAATCATCTTATCGGTTAAGCCTTCGTACAGCTCGCTTTCTGGGGTCTCGGGGGCAACCAATGATGCCGCGCCTACTGCTGATTGCGCCGCTGCGTCCAACAAAGAGGGCGACTGTGAGCCACCTTGGAATCCAAGGACATTAGAGCCTTTGTATTCAGGGTCGAAAGCGGCAAACAAGGAGCGGACATTACGGGGATCAAATGTTACCGCCTCAGGAGCTAAAGATCCTCGCTCCCCTGCTTTACTACCGGCGTATCCCATGCCCTCAAGCGTTTCATTCAAGATGCGCTGGCCTTCTCTGCCGCTAATCTCAGGCCGTAGATCAAAAGCGTCGGCACGCTTAATATAGTCACCGCGCAATAACAAAGGCATAACATTGCCGCCTTCGGCATAAGGACTTGGGTATCCTGCAAATACAGACGCCTTTGATGGGCTGGGCGTAGTGTAAACACCTGGCCCCATCTTGCCTTTTGCACTAGGTCTGAACTGCGTGATATCTGCTTCTGTGCCGTGATATTGCACGTTAGAAGGATCGAAGCCCATAGTCTCAGCGCGCTGCATACGAGACGCGGTATCCATTGGAAGTTGGCCGGTAACAATGCGCTCAGCAGTTTCTTCTGGGAATCCAGCAGTGATTAGTTCATCAAGAATGCCGCGTAAGCGAGAGCCAATTGCCATGAAGCCTCCAGTGTAGAAAGCCGATTATATCAGACAATACCCTGTAAGTTCCTGCGTATTGGCGCACCCCAGTCTGAGGTCTTGCGGTATCCAATCGCTAAGTATCTAAAGGCGTCTGCGCAATGTGAGGTCCAATCATGCAAAGGCCGCTCATTCCATACCATCATCGTCTCGTTATATTGCCGCCTGTACTGCCTGAGACAATCGATACCCTTCTCGCACTTCTCTTTGTCAAAGTAAGAGAGATCAAGGATTGACCTAACTGCTTGGATGCCATCATCGACGTTTAGCTGTGGCGCTATTTGCACAGGTTTCACACCCAAGTTATCCAATACCTCAAGCCTAGACCGGCCACTGCCTAGCTCTCTGACCCTCACATCGTGAGGTAGGATGTGCTGCTCATAGACATAACCCTTCTCTTGCAGGATACGCGCATAATGATCTAAGCCAACGCCGGCGTTCTCGTAGTAGTCTATAAGCCTTACCTCTGGCCCTACAAACTGAGCGAACCAAATAGCAGTGCTATCACCCACACCTAAGTCCCAAGCCGTCACAACGCCGACTGAGCGCTCGTATGGCACGCGATCTATACGGTTCTCATGTAAGGCATTAGCCATCTCTTGAGTGTAGTAAGCGCCTTCTGAGAAGATTCTAAAGTCACCTTCCCATATATGATCGTAGACATCCGGGCGCTTCTTTAGATCCTCTTGGCGCTCCTGCTCAAGCACATCAGGGAACCACGGATTATCCCGCCAGTTCATTTCTACCATCTTGCAATGTTCTGGCTCAGTCATACGAAAACGCGCATGAGTAGCGGAGTGCTTATTCTCAGGGTTCCAGGTTACCCATATCTCGGAGTCATCCTCTCGTACTGTAGGGATAAGCTTCTGCCAAGCCGTCTCAGTAACCGTCTCTGCCTCGTCTACCCAGCACAATAAGATACGAGCCTTTGACTTAATGCTATCGAGGTTTCTTCGTAGGCCGGCGAACACGTAAGTGATGCGTCCATCCTTGCTGCGAATGTATCTCTCACCGATCTCATAGTAGTCAGCCAGGCACTGCACGGACCGTATAGCGGACTTCACTTCCTCCATAGAGGATTCATCGAGAGAGTTGAGGTGTTCACGAGCGCAGAGTATCTGACCTTGCTTGCCGGCAACTCCCCAGCGCATACCCCAGACCGCAGTCATTAATGCGAATGAGCGAGTCTTGGCAGAGCCACGTCCACCGTAAGAACACCTGTACCTAGCTTCGCCGGTAAATAGACTGGCTAGCTTAGGTGGTAGTTCAATCGAGACCTTTTGCGACAAGTTCAATCACCATTGGTGGAGTCATAGAGCCATCACTGCTAGTGAGATCAGCGTCTACTTGCTTGAGGTCTGGAAGCGTCTTAGCAAGCATCTTAAGGCGTAATTCAGCTTGGGTTTTCTTCTGCTGTACCTTAGCTTGGAAGTGCTCGTCTGATTTAGGGTCTAGTTCGCCAATTTGATCAATTAAATCAAATATATACTCGGCCTTACCCCTAATGCTTAATGCGCGTCTGTTCTCTTCATCTTTAACAGCGCGTACCTTCTGCCGTCTTGTAGCTGCCACCGTGTCATTCCTCGTCTGGGTGCGGTATTGAGTCGGCCCAGTACAGCCCCATGCTGCGTCCTGCCCGTATCTCTCCGTCCAAAATGTCCTCAACTGTTAGTGGCCATGATTCTACAGACATGTCGTCAAAAGCAACGAGAACAGTGCGCTCTTCGCCCGGCATATTACCGACCTCGATTGCGTGCCACTTTATGTTCACCACTTGGAGCATTTAATTACCCCCAACAGTTGAGTACCTAATTATTTTACGCTAATCCTCTGTTTTCTCAACATATTGTGGATGAGGGGTAAAAATTGACACACCATATAGGTCGTACTGGCGTAGATATTTGCGCATTGTGTCGTAATGCACGCCAAAAGCCTCGGACAAAGACCAGACATCTACACCCTTATCATAAAGGTCTTTAGCCTCTGCCATTTCTTGCTTAGAGATCTTCACAAGTCACACCTAACTCTTTGTAGTCAGGCCACTTGCCGTCACAAACCATCTCCACATAAAAAGCTTCTTCTGCAAGCTCGTCTTCGTAGTCTGCGTTACCCACCAACCCCAGAACTATCAAAAATATCACTAGCGCGATCAATGCCGCCCTCTTCTGCGATAAGTCCATGCCAATACTCCCTTAGCTGTTTGTTGTTTTTTAGCTTCTCAAACGCTTTGCGCTCAATCACTTTAATGGTTTGACGACTAACACCTAACACCTCAGCAACCTCTGAGTACGTCATGTGATGGTGTGGATTTGCTGGCTTTGCCATTAATCTTCCCAAACCTCCATAGAGCCTTCGTTCATGTCACACAAGGTTAAATCACCCGCCTTGTAAGCCTCCATCTCTGATTCGTACTCAGGCTCAGACGTGTACGCCTCGCC